ATCTACAACAGTAATTATATCGTCATAGTTAATGGTGGCTAAATTATCTTCAATGATTTCTAATGGTAACCAAGGCATCATATAGAGTGCTGTTTGACCAAGTGGTGGTGATGCTCTTTTAATAAACACTTTCATTGGATTTTCAATACTTACACAACCATGTTCGTCATCCATTAAACAAGAACCAACAATGTCCTCACCAGTGTTTAATCGTAAAATTTTTATTTGGAGTTCTAATAGTTCGGTCATGTTTTTAGCTCTATATTGTAGAATTTGTAATTGAATTTTTCGTCATCGTATATTTTCACTCTTTCGATAAAATGCTTAAGCGTATAGTTTGTATGCTTACCTAATCTTAGGTCATCAACAATATCGAACAAAGTGGCCTCTTTTTTGTTTTCACCAATACGGAGACCACGGCCTATCGATTGAAGGTTGCGAACCCTGGATTTAGATGGTGAGGCGAAGACAATATTATGGAGATTGCGTATGTTAACCCCAGTGCTATAAACACCATAAGAAGCCACAATAATAGCGTTAGATTCTTTTTCAGTGATTGAGCGAACCGATTCTCGTACTTCAACATCAGTTCCACCAAAAACGAAAAATGTATGCCTATCACTAGAATGTTTTTGAATGAGGTCATATAGAATTTTACCATGCCTTTCTACTAGTTGGAACAAAACAAGAGTATTACCATTTAATGATAGCACTAAATTTTTAATAAATTCATTGCGTTTAGAATTTGACACAATGTAATCTATTTCGGTTTGATAGTCCCATTTTCTACTTTCTTTACAAACAATTTTCGGATACTTCAATATCAAACATTTTATTTTAAAATCAGCCAGTTGTTTTTTCTCAATCAATTCGGATGTAGAAGTTGATTGATATACCGGCCCAAATAAACCCTCAAGTACAAGGCGGTGTGTTTGTGTACCATCCAATGTACCTGTACAACCTATACGGTATTTAGAATGAATACAACTAGTCATAATTGTAGTGAGAGATTTAGCCTTGAATGAATGTGCCTCATCGCCAATTACAAAATCAAACTGTTCAAAATATTCTTTAGGTTGTGTGTAGATGGATTGCCATGTGGAAATAAACAGAAACTTTTTGGCTTGCTTGTCACGGCCTTGGTGTATGGTATGACAGTTCTCTAATGAATCATAACCATACGATTCAAAATCTTTATTCATTTGTGTCACGAGGGAAATGTTTGGTACAATTAAAAGACCACGTTTTAAATCTATCTCCTGAAAATATCGTATGATAAGATAAATGATAAGTGATTTACCGGAAGCCGTAGGAGAAACAAGCAACATACGCCGATTTCTTATGGCGTGTATGAATGATTTGATTTGGTAGTCACGAGGCTCTAATGGTAGATTAAGTGACTGTATAAACTCGGTGGTTTCCTTTAATGATAGTTCGTCAACAACATTTAAATTATCATGGATATTTAATTGATAGTTTCTTTCTTTGGCAAACTTTTCAATGTAAGGTAGAAGACCACGATATATGGTATTGTCTTTTAACGAAAAAAGTTTTATGTAACCATCCCAAATTTTATTTTTATAAGCCGGCGTGAATTGATACCCTGGAACTCGAAAAGAAAAGTATTCGTTTAATTCTTGAGCATAGTGTTTTTCACATTCAACTTTTATGTAAGCCTCATTTAATACATGTAATGTTATATCACTCATTTAATTGTTTATATTCCGTTTATAAACTTTTCATATTCTATAAAGCCTCTTAACTGATATGTGCGAGAGTGTAGTTCTTTCAATATAGAATTACAAACTTCAACAATTTCTTCATGTAACCTTTTTTGAGCCAAATAACGATTCATATCTTCATCGGCTTCCATATATGTAGTAATGTCGGATTTGAGCACATACGGAAATGGCTCCCATCCATGTTTCTTTAAATCATTCTCGTCTAATTTACCAGTATAGTATTCCCACTTGATCTTTTTCATTCGGTTATATTTAAATTCACAGTCACGGATCAGTAGACGGTGATTTGAAAGTATGTTAAGATACTTGCTATGAAGTTTGGGAATATCCAGAAGGGCTTTACCTGGTTCGGTACGGTCAATCTCAGAATCTTTTGCCCACATGTCCAATAAATCATCAAGTTTACTCATTTCAAATCCTCCTATACGGAGATTATATCATAAAAATTATTCTGGTACAACTAGGTCGTATAAAGAATACCGAAATGTTGCGTCTGAGGTAATGATGCTATCTGGACTATCTGTAGAAGACATGACAAAAGAGCCAATAGAAATGGGAAATACATCATAAAATTTAAAATCAAGTATTGGATTATTTGCCGAAGAAAGAAGTGTAAGTGTAGCATCTGAGTATTGAGGCTGACCTTTTTGATTATAAGGATTTAAATTTGCCAATGAACGATACTCAGCATAAGAATATGGAAAAGTCATCGCACGAATCCAATCGTGTATCTCACGCCATGATTCCAATTTCTCATCAACCATAAAAGTAATATTTAAAACGTCATACACAGACTTTTCACCGGGCACATAGAGTTCTACAAAAGGGTTTGTTTGTGGAACTTCTGTGGTTGAAATACCAGGGACTGTAACTGTCTGGCAAAAATAACGAAGAGCTGGAGCCCTTGTAAAGTTCAACATAAACTTATTGGGCTGAAGAAAATTAGGGTTGGTTGGATTTCGTGTAAATGCAGTCATAAAAGTATTTATCTATAAAAAAAGAGGGACATTTCTGTCCCTCTTAAGAACCCTCTTAGTGGGGCTTATATTACATGAGGTTCGATATTTTAAAAGCTCTGTAATACACATTCGCAAGGTTGGTAAGAGCGCCAGTGCCTTGCACAGTGCCTTCAGCAAATGGGTTAGCAACAAGACCGTAACGAGTTTTGAAACCAATCTTTGGCTGGAATGTACCAGTATCTACAGCACGAACCATTTGCAAAGGAACATAAGGGCAATAGAAAATGCCAGCGTCATAAGCATTCGAACCCTTATAACCAACAACTGCAAATTCAGAAGTGGAACCTGCTGGGAAATATGGGTCGATGTAAACTTTAACACGACCAAACATTGTGCCAGCGAATGTATTACCTGTGTCATCAACTGTCAGGTTAACTTGCGACTGAAGTGCCGAATTGTAATCAAGAATGCCCGCCATGGCAAGAGCAGAAGCAACATCAGACGAACAAAGCATGATGTTACCTTTACCACGACGAGTTTGCTTGGCGATAGTATTCGCTTCACGCTCGATTTGAAAGGCAAGACCTTTAACCTTTTCAACCATCCAGCGGCCGTTAGAATCCGTGTCAAGGTTAAATGTGCCAGCAGTTGTAGTACCGACTTGAGCGCCAGTCTTAGCAACAGCATAAACTGTACGGATAACTTCACGGTTGATTTCAGCAAGAATCTCTGAAGAAAGAATGTTGCTCAACTCTGTTTCAGCATCAAGACCGTGGACTGCCTTAAGATCCTGTGCGAGTTCGATTGAGTATTCTGCCTTAAGAGCACGAGTTTTAGCAGTCACAGTAACTTTTTCGATACTGAATGCCATCTCTTGAAAAGTGTTAGAAGCATCACCGAGAGCTTCAGCGCGAGCTGTTGACATAGCGGCAACACCTGCACCGTTAGCAACGAAAGTATTAGCAACGGCACCACCAATAGCAAGAGCTGTTTGTGCGGTACCAAGACCTGCAAAACCGGTGTTTGCCTCATCATAAAAAGCTTCTGTGCCACTTGTTTGTGTGCTATATCGTGTACGCATAGCAAAAATAAGACCAGTAGGACCAGTCATTGGTTGAACACCACAAATATCATATGCAATTAAGTTGGGAAGAGAACGGCGAACCAATGAGATAAGAATTGGATCAAAACCAGCAACTGGACCTGTTGCAGTGGCGCCCGCTGAAAAACCAGTTGCGCCACCAGCACCAAGACCTGCCGATGCCGACATTGTGGGTACAGCTTCATGAAGCATACCTGCTGCCTTTTGCATTTCTTGAGCTTGATTTTCAAGAATAACAGCAGTAACCGCCCTACGATATGGATCTTTAATGGCAGGGAGGTCTGGATGATCTAACACCCCTGCCCATTTAGATTGAAGTTGTTCGGAAAGATACATGAAAATCTCCTTGATTTTTTATTATTGTAGTTTTGTTTTTGAAATAGCCTGCGAGACAGCAGCAACGAATGGGTCAGTAATTAAAACCTTCTTTTCGTCAGCGTCATCTACTTGTTCATGTAATTGTGAAACATGGGCTTTTTTCATACTGGACGGAAAATAATTTTCACGAATTGTTTCAAGTTTATTTGTGTATTCTTCCTCTGTGGAAAATTCAACACTCTCTGCGAGCGATTTAATTTTTTCAACTTGAGTGGCAGTAAGGCCCTCACACACAACATGAGTGATTTCTTGTTTGTAAGATTCAATCAAAGCTTTTTTCAATTCAATATTGAATTCAATTTCTTCGTTAAGTTTACCTTCAAGCTCTTCGACTTTACCAGCAAGCTCGTCAACGAGGTCAACTTTTTCTGTTGGAACATCAATATAATGTTCAGCAAATAAGTTACGAAGACCGACAATGAATTCTTCAGTTAATTCAGCACGAAGACCCGATTCGATAGCAATTTCGTTTTGCTCAACCCATTGTTCAACAACATAAGAAAGGTAGTCATCAACCTTCTCGGTCAAGTCTTTTTTAATGTCTTCAACGGCTTCTTCAAGCACGGCTGCATATTCGGCTTCAAGTTCTTCTTGAATTTGTGACACACGATCAAAAACACGGGCTTCGAAAATTGTAGCGGCCTTAGTTTTGAAGTCTTCAGAAATTGTAGAATCGTCTGCAAAAAGCGCATCAACGTCTTCTTTTATTTTCTTTTTCATTTTGTCCATGTGCGTTTTTTCATCTAAAACTTCATCTTCTTCTTCACCATCTTCTGTTTCTTCATTGTTCATACGAAGTTGAGTGTCTGGTGATGCAGCTGATGGTTTTGTGGAAATACTGGCTTTGTTTTTAGCAGAATTATCCGGTGCCTTTGCAGCAGCATGAATCTTTGTCGAGTCATCTGTCGAACGAAAATTTTGTGGCGTAGGACCACCTAGGTCTTCTTGTTCGCCTGGTAGTTTTTCGGGTGGCATAGCAGTA